AGTTGCAACATCAATTGCTGGTATAGTAATGGCCGCACAAAAGGGGCCTGTAGATACTATTACCGCAATTGCATCTGAAGAAGAGTTGGTTTCCATTTTTGGTGAACCACAGTCAGCCAGTAATCAATTTGAAGATTGGATGGCTGCTGCGGCTTTTCTTGGATACGGTAACGCATTGAGGGTGGTTCGCCCTGCAAGTGCTGCTATAAATGCTTGTACTTCTGGTTCTGCAATTTTGATTAAGAATACATCCCATTGGAAAGATGGGGATGGCACTACGGGCCCATATAGTGGTGGGGCTGCAAGTGTAGGACAATGGGCAGCAAGGACTGCCGGTGCTTGGGGAAATAGTTTAAAAGTAGCTATGTGTCCAAGTGCATTAGAATTTGAGCAAACATTTTCAGGATCAGCTAATACTATTGGAGTAGTACTGGGGACTCCGGCTGCTGGAGCTACTACAGTTGGAATTGATGCTGGTAGTGGTGGTTCTTCTGGTGATGGTGGTGCTAAATTCAATGTTGGAGATATTGTTTACTTTCAAGAAGCAGATGGTTCAGAATATAAGGTAACAGCTATCGTTGGTGATAACCTTACCATTGAAAGATATGGTACAGCAAATACTGCTGGTGGATTAAGGTCTGCTCTCACAGCTGCAACAAATGTTCGCAGACGCTGGGAATTTTATGACCAATTTGATGGTGCTCCCGGCACTTCAACATTTGTGCAAGATCGTACAGGAGTATCAACAGCAGATGAAATGCATATCATTATAACAGATGAAGATGGTGGTATTACTGGTGTTCCAAAAGAAATTTTGGAAAAATGGTCAGGAGTATCTAAAATCTTAGATGCAAGAACAAGTGATGGTACTACAAACTATTATGTAGATGCAATCTATAATGGTTCTTCATACATTTATTGGATGGATCATCCAGGCGTTAGTACTGGTTATGGTAATACTGCAGCTGAACAGGGTACTACATTATTTACTGCATTGACTGAGTTAATTACTTCAATTTCACTTACTAGTGGAGTAGATGACTATGCATTAACTGCTGGTGAACAAAAAGACGGAATTGACCGATTCAAGGATACCGAAACGGTTGATTTAAACTTATTCATTTGTGGTAAGGCAGATGCAACTAAAGCAGGAAATGCTTTGGATATGTGTACTGACCGTAAAGATGCAGTCGCATTTATATCACCAGAATTAAGTGATGTTGTTGCGGTTGCAAATGAAGTAACCCAAACATCAAGAGTCAAAGCATATTTTGATGCATTAACATCAACATCCTACGGTATGTTCGATAGTGGATATAAATACACCTACGATAAGTACAATGACTCTTATCGATGGATTCCATTAAACGGAGATATGGCAGGACTTTGTGCAAGAACTGATCTGGTTTCAGATCCTTGGTTCTCGCCCGGTGGTTTTAATAGAGGACAAATTAGGGGAGTTGTAAAACTTGCTTATAATCCTCAGAAAGCAAATAGGGATATTCTGTATCGTGCAAGAATAAATCCAATTGTTTCTTTCCCCGGCCAAGGAACAGTACTGTTCGGAGATAAAACTGCACAAGCAAAACCAAGTGCATTTGACCGTATTAATGTGCGAAGATTGTTTATCGTGTTAGAGAAGGCAATTTCAACCGCAGCTAAATTCCAGTTGTTTGAATTCAATGATGAGTTCACAAGAGCAGGATTTAGAAATATGGTTGAACCTTTCTTGCGAGATATTCAAGGTCGAAGGGGAATCACAGATTTCCTAGTTGTATGCGATGAATCCAACAACCCAGGCGTGGTTGTTGACCGTAACGAGTTTGTTTCTGATATTTTCATAAAACCTGCTCGGTCTATTAACTTTATTTCTCTAAACTTCATTGCCACGAAAACTGGTGTTGCGTTTAGTGAAGTAGCAGGGGCATAGGAGGAATCATGGCAAACATAAACGACTTTAAGGCAACATTAAAAGGTGGTGGTGCAAGGGCGAATCAGTTTCAAGTAACAATGCCTTTCCCAGGCTTCGCAGCTGTAGGTGGAGAGACAAGAGTTTTATCTTTCTTATGTAAAGGAACCAATTTACCCGGCATGACGCTAGGTGAAGTTCCTGTTCCATTTCGTGGGCGTAACCTGTATATAGCAGGAGATCGTACATTTGAAACATGGACAACTACAATTTATAACGATACTGATTTTCTACTTCGTAATGCATATGAACGATGGATGAACGGAATTAATGCTCTTTCTGATAATAGTGGATTGGAAAATCCTGCTGATTATCAAGTTGATGCATTTGTTGATCATTTGGATCGTGCTGGACAAGTAATTAAGTCTTATACTTTTAGAGGTATGTGGCCCTTAACTTTGGGCAATATAGACTTAACTTCTGAAGAAGCTTCAGCAATAGAAGGAAACCAATACCACAACTTAATATTTCGTATAAATATTTGTATTGATATTGATTACGGAGTATTATGGCACAACTATTTGGATTTCAAATTTCTAGAGTAAAGGATAAGGGAGAACAACCAACATTTGTTCTCCCCGATCCTGAATCTGGAGCTACAACCACTGCTGGATTCTACAGCGAATTTCTCGATATAGAAGGACAAACTAAGACTGAATCAGACCTTATCAGAAGGTATAGGTCTACTTCAGAACATCCAGAATGTGATTTAGCAATTGAAGATATTATTAATGAATCTATAAATGTAGATGAATATAAACAATCAGTAGCTATCAATACTGATAATTTACCTTATTCTTCAAAAATTAAAAAGAGGATTAGGGATGAATTTTCTCAAGTATTGAAGTTATTAGATTTTTCTAATAAAGCTCACGATGTTTTTAGGCGATGGTATATTGATGGTAGGTTACATTTTCATAAAATTATAGATGAAGATGACCCACAAAAAGGAATACAGGAATTAAGATATATTGACGCTTTAAAAATTAAGCGGGTTCGTAAGGTTGAAAAAGCAGAAACAAAGAAAAAATCACCTTCTCTTAAAATAGTAGAAGATTATTATGTATATCATGAGAATGGAGTTTCTAATATAAATGTAGGTTCAACTGGATCACTTGGTGCATCAATTAAGATTACAGCAGATGCAATTGCAAACTGTCCTTCTGGATTATTTGATCCTTCTAAAGCATTAGTTTTAGGGTATTTGCATAAAGCAATTAAACCTGTTAATCAGCTTAGAATGATTGAAGATGCGGTAGTAATCTATCGCATTTCACGAGCTCCAGAACGAAGAATTTTCTACATAGATGTTGGTAATCTACCTAAAGTTAAGGCAGAACAATATCTAAAAGATGTGATGAATCGTTACCGGAACAAGTTGGTGTACAATGCAACAACTGGTGAAATTCGGGATGACCGCCAGCATATGAGTATGTTAGAAGATTTCTGGTTGCCTCGTAGAGAAGGTGGTCGAGGAACCGAAATTACAACTCTACCCGGCGGACAAAATCTAGGTGAAATAGATGATATTGTCTATTTCCAAAGAAAATTATATAGATCTTTAAATATTCCTGTTAGTCGATTAGAATCAGAGAGTGGATTTAGTTTAGGCCGTGGTGCAGAAATAACAAGAGATGAAGTAAAATTCACTAAATTTGTTCAAAAATTACGGAGCAAATTTAATGTTTTATTTAATGACATTCTTAAAACGCAATTAATACTCAAGGGTGTTATTGCAGAAGAAGATTGGCAAGGAATTAAAGAAAATCTTTCATATAATTATATAAAAGATGGCCATTATGCAGAAATGCGTGATATGGATGTGCTTCGGGAGCGCCTAGAAATACTAAATAGTATGGAACCCTATATAGGCGATTGGTTTTCTAAAGAATATGTTCAAAAACACGTTTTCCGTTGGACTCAAGATGAAATTGATGACATGGAAAAACAAATGCATGGTGAACCAGAACCAGATGACCATGAACCATTGGACAATCCAATGGATGCTCCGTAAAGATGGGACTTTAATTGGGCCCAATAACAACTATACAAAAGATAAATTATGAGTGAAATTCCAAATATGATTTCAGCATTAGTTGATGATAATAAAGTAGATGCTGAAACACATTTTAAAAATACTATAGCATCTAAAATAGGTGATGCTTTAGATTTAAAACGAGTAGGAGTAGCAAATTCTTTGGTAAAAGGACAACTCGATACCTCAGTAGAGGATTCTGCCGATGAAGAAGTTTAAGGAATTCAATACATGGGTTGTAGAAAAGGATGAACATAAAAAATCATCCACTTACAAAAAACTTTCACCTAAAATGAAAACGGTGGTTGATGAAATATTTGCTGCGATGGAGAAAAATCCAGGCAATTTTTTGAGTACTTTTGATAAAACGGTAACAAATATTGCAAAAAAACATGGTGTAAAAGAAAAAGACATTATGAGTTATTTTGATAAAGAAATGCTTACAATTTAGGATAAACTATGGCAAATTCAATTATAAACTCAAATCAGAGAAGTGTACTTCATATAGATACTACTGATGGAGCAATAACATTAGCAGAACTTAAAGGAGCTAATGAAGATACCCCAACTAAAGCACATATTGTTGATATTTATTGGCAAACTGCTGGTTCTCTTACAATAGATAGGGGTGGTACAGCTGTTCATGCTTTC